TGGTAGATCTCTACCGAGTTGTTGCACCAATTAGGCATCGTAGCTCTCCTCACCAAGTTCAGTAATCTCTTCTTCCACCACACTGATATCAACAATGCGGAACCGTTGTGTCATATCGCTAACACCTAGGAACGCATCAGTGAAACTTTGATTCTCTGCTAGGAACCCTAGCACACTCTCACGATCGGTGCCTTCCGGCACTTCGATAGTCTGTCGTAGGATGGTTGTTACTTCTGCTTTCATTAGATGATCTCCTCTTCCCACTCGTAAAAAGAAACAGCAGGGTCAAGTTGCTTCAACTGCTTGGCCGCTGTGACCAACTCCTTGTAGCGACGATTGACTTCTGCACGGGGCAGTTCGCCATCGCAGGTAAGGTTCTCTGGGCTAAGAGCTGAGTCAATCATGTCTGCGACACGCTGACGACCCTTGGCACTCTGGATCTCGTATTGCTCGCCTTTGAAGAAACTGTTCCAGTGGTTCTTCTGCTCAATGAACTTCTGTAGTGCTTTCATCTTTGCTCCTTAGTGTGTAAGTGTGTATTATAGCAAGAAAACAGGGGATTGTCAACTACCCGCTAGTCCGTCTCTAGCGTTCGGTGTGCCAAACATTACGCCCTAGTTCCCCGTCAGCAACTCGTGTAAACTTTCGTTTACAACTGCCTTCATGCCCCACAGCAACCTGTCCCCGTCGGAACCTTTCGCTTGCTGTGGGCCCTAACGGACTAGGTAACCCTGTTTATTTCTTGCTATGTATCTATTATAATAGGTTTTACCACTCTTGTCAACCAAGTGCTTTGTATAACCCTATAAGCGTTATGGTTACTCCTGTAACGTTAACAATGGTCTGTTGTCGATTTGCCACACGCAACGACCACACTAAGAACAATGCTCCTCCCATGCATCCGGCAATTAATTGCAGGGTATGCAGTTCTTTGAAGAAGCTCATAGTCGTGTACATGACCATGAAGCAGGCAGTCCCTGCCCACTGTAGTACTTCATTAATATTACGCATCAATACCTTCCCGATCAACCATATCACTCAACTCAGCGAACTTCTGCTTGTACTTGTAGACTTCACGTTTGGCTTCTGCCAATGCTTCGCCGATGCAGTCTTCCGCAGTACCGTCTGTCAATACTTCGCGAGCGTCTTTGTACAGGCACCCTCCCAGGTAGTGCGAGCCCATCTCAAGGCTGTCAACCATTACACGTACACGCAGCATGAACCAATCCAAGTTGCCGCTGTCAATGTCCCGGGCCATCTCTTTAAGGTCAAAGAGGGGAACACCGTTCTCGTCCAAGCTGTCATCAAAACATTGGTCCAGGCTCAGGTCTTCGTAGCTCTTGTCCACGATCACAGTAAAGCCATCACGCTCGTAAGTTGCCAGTTCGTCGTAGTATCGCATGTTCAGTCCTTATCGTGTTGCGGGTTTAACAATGATGTCGCAAGGGTAGCCGTCGTGATTGATCAGGCCGTTGCGTACATACCAAAGATCACAATTGCTGTCGTAGAATACAGTGTCAATGACCTTGCCGTTGCGTATAACATCCCATGCTTTCATCTCTGCTCCTTGTTGTGTAAGTGTATTATAACACTGAACAGCCTCAGTGTCAACCCCTGCGAAGTACCCAGGCGTGTTGCAGGGTCTAGTGGCAGGGGCTGGCACTTCAGCAATCTGCGTCGAAGTCTGCCCACTCTTGGGCTTCGTCGGGCTGGCCGTCATCTTCTTCGTCTTCATCGTAGTCTTCGCCGATCAAAAGATCGTTAGCAAGACACATGTCTTTGACGTCATCTTCGCTCATGTAGGCCAAGGCCATCTCTGCCACAGCTTCCGCAGAGATCAAGCCCTCATCCATCATAGCAATCAGCTTCGAAGTGTATTCACGCATATCATCTCCTGTTGAACAAGTATGTATTATAACACGGTTTTACCATTCAGTCAACCAAAGACCCTTTCGGGTCTAGGGTTAAGCCGTTTCTAGCATGTTAGCAGGCACTTTCCACAAGCCCTGCGGAGTACGCACTGTGACGAACTTGATAGCGATCTTGTCCACAGTGCCCTGCAAGGTCATGCCCGACTTAGTGCTGGTAAACTTCACAACACCGCCTAAGCGTAGGCTCCGCTTGTTCTGTTCAGTAAGGCGTGCCCGGGCAAACTTCACAGCATCAATGACGCTGGACAGTTGCTCGTTAGTGAAGTTGCCTGCGAGGATCTCTGCGTTAACTGTTTGAATAGACATTCAATGCTCCTTAGTGTGTAAGTGTATATTATACGGTAAAACCAATAACCTTGTCAACCATCGGGTTATTGCGAGCCACAGCCCGCCATGCCCGATTGGCCTTGGCGTATTGCTTAGGATCTGTAGTAAAGCCCGGGAAGCGATCCCGTGCCCAGATCACGAAGTTCAAGCGTTCAATTTCGTTCTTCATCACATGCTCCAGTAGAGTTCGCTTGAAGGATCGCATGAGCGGGGAGTGTCCGTTGGGATCTGGATCTCTTTGCCCGACATCAAGTTGCGTACAGTCTTCATTGCAGGGAACCATTCAAAGCGGAAGCCGTCTTCAGGCTTGTACAGGTCAAACATGTCCGCCACAGTTCGACGCATGCCGTTGTCGTCAGTGCTGGTCCAAACAGTGGTACTGAACAGACGCTCACCAGTCTTGCGACGACGATCTGCTTTGTAGATATACAGTGTGTAATCTTGTTTCATATCCTGCTCCTTGTTGCGATGTATGTATTATAACACCAAACGAATAACCTGTCAATCACCCCGGATATCGCTGTTCAATGCGGGTTGCAGTTCGCGTCGGATACGAACTTCTTCTTTATGTGCAGGGGCCTTGCCTCGAACCACTGCCAACACTGTCACAACGATCTCGCCCTTGTCGTTGAGTTCACGCAATGCTTCGCACAAGAGCCAGTCCTTATTCTCAGTCTTGGCACGATAGAAGTGCTTGGCCGCTCTGGTACGTGCCGACTTCAATGCAGTGCTCTCTGTCTTTGCAGTGACTCCCACGTATGTGAGTCCCATAACGTTGAGCTCATAGATCACGTGATTGCGATCTACTCTCTTCTTGCGGTGTGTAAGTGTCTGTGTCATGTGTGTATTATAGCATGGTTTTACCACAGTGTCAACCAAAGACCCTAGACCCCGAAGGGTCTTTGCAGTTAAAACACTGCGTCGTCTAGTTCCATTGCAAGTGCATTAAAAGCATTTTGTATGCGTTCGTGTTCGTCGAGACCTACGATCTCTAGCATGTCTTGCAACTGTAGCATGAGACTGTCGATTTGCTTTTTAGCTTGTGTGCTTGTCATATAGCTCCTTTTTAGTGTATGTGTGTATTATAGCAAAACTTTGCAACACTGTCAACCAAAGACCCTACACAGTGCAGGGCCTTTGTGTATTAATATTAAACAAATTCTACATAATCGGTACGCATTGTTTTTTTAGCTTGTGCTATAATGCGTTCTTTATCTGCTTGTAATGTCTCGTAACTAATATCTCCGCTAACATAAGCACATTTACTTTGTACAGGGAACATATATACAATATCTCCATTATCTTTTTCTTTTTTATGCACATTAAATGCAAAGATAATCTTATAAGTTTCTTTATCTTTATAATAGATAATTTTAGCTTTGGCAGTGTTTGCAGTATAAACAGCTTTAGACATTGTGTTTCCTTTTGCGTTTAAAAATGTATTATAGCGTCTTTACTGCCAACCGTCAACCAAAGACCCAGAGTCCCGTAGTGTTATAGGGTCTTTGGTCCAAGAGAAAACCCTAAAGCCACAAGGGTCTTAGGGTTTCTCAGTCGTCAGCTGGGCAGGTCTCCCACTAACGCCCCCTCCAGTTGTCCCTGCAATCTCTCGATCGCGAGCCCTAACACGCTTACTGAAACGGTCCTGGATTCTCAACAGTTACGGCGATCTATGACAACTACCTCACCAGATCTGCACGGTGCTCCCAGCCAGTAAGAGCCTGCACCAGTTGATTCGGATTTACCTGCTGTTCTAGGGTTTATCTCTATGGTGCACCAACTTGGAATTGAACCAAGACTCAATCGATTATGAGTCGAACGCTTTACCATTAAGCTATTGGTGCAGCTCTAACACTAGTATAACATCACTTGCCCATGCTTGCAAGCGGAAAATATTGCCAGTCTGATAACAGCACAGGCGTTAGATCCATCTTTGATCTGCGGATGAACCATTTATTACGATGCATATCCAAGCCGTCTACTAGGTTACTCACACAGCTATCAATTAGATACAGCTCTTCTGCCCCTTCTATTACTGACAGCCAGTTGACCACGTTGTCCGTGACACCTTCCCGTATATACACTACCTGATAACCCGCATCTTCAGCTTCTGAAAAGTCTAGATTCAATCGAGTATCTGATCCTTCTAGATGCACTACTATATAATGATCCTGAGTTACTACCTTACTGTATACAGCACTCTCTGCAACGGGGTCTCTGGTTATACACTCTGGGAGTCGCTGCTTATGCTTGAATGGCACTCCCGCCTTGGCATACTTGGTCTGATCGAACTTGAGTATGGGAAACAGATCCGGATCAGTCAGTTCGGGCATGTTACTCAAGAACTGATACAGGCATATGATGTCCTCGCAGCCTCGGTACTTCAAATTCTTCTCTGCATGATGGTAAAAGAAGCTACCATCACGAGTAGTCTTCAACGGGATCCAAGTAACCCAAGGAGCACACTGAGTCATCGTGCTCATAAACTCTTCACAGATGGGCCACAGTACCTCATCATATCCGGATTCTTTATAGTGCAGTGCAATGGGCAATGCAATAAACAAGTCACCCAATCCACGCGACTGTATAATACCTATAGTTCTTTTCATTATTTTCAATCTATTACAACGGGGTCTTTGTGTATATATTACTTGCGAGTGTTACGTGCGATCTCTTCCATCCAACGATCACGATCACGCTGCTTGTACACATGGCTCTTATAAAAGAACACTGCGAAGAAGCCTATGAAGAAGCTCTTAAGTATCTGTCCCATTGTGTTATCCTTTCGATTCTACTTAGTGTATATAGTATATTATACAACGGGGTCTTGGTTTTGTCAATGGTTACCGTGGCAGAACCGCAACAGATCGGTGGTGATTCGGTGGCAAAATGGTGAAGAAACGGTGGAGTTTTGGTGTGGTTTTGGAGTTTTTCAGGCGGAAAACTATGGTTTTTCCACTGTGATTTAAGCTAGAATTTTTTAGAATGGCGGCGGGGCTGAGAGGTATAGTTAGAATGGTGCCAACTCTAATCTCACAATTCTCACTGTAGACCAAAGGATACCCCACTGTAGATATTGTTTTCTTTGGTTACTCACTGTGCCCAACAATTTCTGGATTGACCCCCACAGTTCTGCCATCGGTCTTTACAACGGGGTCTAGTGTATATATACTATAGCTAAGGTTCTTGTATATAGTATTCAAGTTCAGCACAGTGACTAGATCAGTGTTATACGCACAGTCAGTTATACACAGTGTTTGACTTAAATATCTGTACATATGAATCGAGCGGAATTTCAACAAGAGTTATTAGCATACACATATAGTCTACTAGTACAGACTCAATATGCTGACTCCGAACGATCAGTGCAGTTGTGCTATCAGATGGGAGTTCTTTTGAGATTATTAACTGATCTGGCAGATGCTGACAGTTATAACTACAACAGGATCAAATATACTATACATCCGGAACTCAAGCCTAAGTCTAAGAGTTAATGATAACTATCTGAACTTATTGAGAGAGAACTATATATGAATTTTGTTTTTGATGTTGACGGTACATTAACACCGTCGAGAGGTCAGATGGATCCCGAGTTTAAGCTGTGGTTTAAGACGTGGATTAGGCACAAGCCCGTGTATCTGGTCACTGGATCTGATTACGCCAAGACTTTGGAGCAGGTTGGAAAGGATCTCTGTGAGTCAGTTACGGGTGTGTATAACTGTGCCGCGAATCAACTGCATCGAAGTGGTGTTCAAGAATACTCGCAGGAGTTTACCTTACTGCCCGCTCAGCGGGGGTTCTTAGAAGGACTGTTGGCAGCATCGCAGTGGCCCATACGCACTGGACAGCACATAGAAGATCGTGGTGCATTGACCAACTTTAGCACTGTGGGGCGTGGTGCTGACCCAGCTCAACGTGCTCTATATTCAGCTTGGGATCGATCTGTACAGGAACGCCGCCGACTGGCAGTGCTAATAGAAACTCAGTATCCCGAACTTGCAGCCACAGTAGCAGGTGAAACGGGCATTGACATATACCCACAGGGCCGGGACAAGAGTCAGATCTGTACAGATATTCGGGGCATTGTGTTCTTTGGAGATCAGACACAGCCCGGGGGCAATGACTATACCATCAGTCAACAGGCCCAAACAGTTCACACTGTGTCATCGTGGACAGACACTTGGGAAATATTGCGAACACAATATGCCTAAAACTCAGTGTGTGATCTTATGGTCAGATCACAGTTGGACAGATCGTGACAATGAGATCAGCAGAGCATTAAATGCGGGCTATCAAAAGAGCCTGGGACCCTATCTGATCAGCAGTGCATTGGCCGCACAGGGCTACAGCACTGAAGTGGTCAATATGAGCTACATGACCTGGGATCAGCTGTGGGCACGGGTAGAACCCCTATTGGACCAGGATACACTGTGGGTGGGTGTCAGTACCACATTTGCCGTTAGGGGCCTGTTCGGACTCATGACCCTGAAATCGGATTGGCGGCAGATCATGCAGTTCATGGCTCGTGTACGCACAGTGAGCCCCAAGTGCCAGTTTGCGGCCGGTGGTTACTTCTCGGGAGTATGGACTCGACTGGGCTGGTGGGTGTTTAAAAATCACAGTGACGAAAGCATCGTAGCCTGGACAGATCATCTAGCTGGACGGAATCCCCTTTGGACCCATACTAATCGCATCATAGAGGGCAATCATAACGTGCTGTTCAAAAGTCGTGTACACACATGGCGAGGTGTGACTCAGGGTGAAGCCCTACCTCTAGAGATCAGCAGAGGGTGCCGCTTCAAGTGTGCATTCTGTAGGTTCAGCTTGAATGGCCGTGCCAAGAACGATTATCTACGTGACCCCCAGTGTATTAGGGCAGAGCTAGAAGCCAACTATGCTCAGTGGGGTACTACACGCTATACACTGGCAGATGACACATTTAACGAAAGCACAGAAAAACTAGAAAGCATATGGCTGGCTGTGAAAGACCTCAAGTTCAGAGTCAAGTTCTCTGCATACATACGTGTGGACCTATTGGAAAGCCACCCTGAACAGATACAGTTGTTACGGAACCTGGGCATTGAAAACGCCATGTTTGGCATAGAGAGCCTGAACCCCCGTAATGGCCCCATAATTGGCAAGGCCCGTGACCCCCAGCGTACCATTGACTTTATTGCAGAGTTGCGAACCCAGCATTGGCCCGGCGTGGGCCTGCATTCAGGATTCATATTGGGCCTGCCCTGGGATCGACCAGAGTCCTCAGGTGCCGAACTAGCAGACTGGGCTGTGAGCGATCAATGCCCCCTACACAGTGTCAGCATAGAATCACTGAACATCATACGCCCTGCATGGCGTAAGTTCTGGAGTGAAAACAATACCCTAAGCCTATTTGATGCTGACGCTGAAAAGTATGGGTATCTGTGGCTAGACCCCCGTGAACAAGAGTGGACCAACAGCAATACGGGTATGAGCCTGACCCAGGCCTATCTGGACAGCTATCGGGCTGCGGAGAAGATATTCCATCATGCTGATCAGCATAGGGTAGCGGGCTTTGCATTTAACAGGTTCATTAATCTGGGCATACCCGAGTCGGCGTTGACTACCCAGACCATCAAGCAGATTAGCCAGCAGTGGGATTTACCCGAGCTGACTAGGCAGCGTCACTGGCTCTGCTCTAGCTCTTGAATAGCCACTTGCAGTTGAAATATATTGCTCAACAACTCTGCACTGGGCTCTTGATTGTATGCTAGTTGCAGTTCGGCTAGATTGCTACGTAACATTAGCAAATGAGTTTGATTTTTTGTATCCATACAGATATTTATTTGGTAAATATGCAGGGAGATAATAATGGCAGGATTTTTTGCAGGAACAGGTAACACCAGTGAGTTGGGCAGAGTAGCCAGAGCTCTGTATGGCTACGGCCTAGGCACCCAAGTTGGCCTATACTCACCTTGCTGGACCTACTACGGTGGCGGTGCCAGCAACGTGGGACTCAGCAGTTCATTTGCCGGCCGCTACTATCCCGGAACTTACTAATCAAAAACTTATCCCCTAGTTAACTTGGGCGTTAAATACGCTAAAGGAGACTCCGTCCATGGATATGACAATTGTGACTCGACTATTATCGAGTCAATGCACCAAACAAAGCCGCTGGGAATTCGTTAATTTTGTTCTAGAAGAACACGGTGAATTTAAGGGCCGTGCTGCCCAGGCAGTATTAGCACGCCGCAGACAACTACACGAATTACTCGGCCACACTGCACAAGACAGCCTACGTACTGATCTGGTCAACGAAGCAGCTCAACTAGATGACTGGCTGAATAAACACACAGAATCAGAACTGGCAGCAATGCTGGCCACTATCGAAGATCAAGAAGCTGACTACTGGGCCGAACGCTTAGGTCGTGAAGCTGCTGTGGATCTAATGAGCCAGGGTAAAGTCAGCAAAGAAGTAATGACTCGTGCCGTGTTACTCAGTGAAGAGGGCTATCGAAAATTTGCTGAAACTTGCGGCAGCATCAGCTATGTGATCAGCACTACTTCTAAAGAAGTAGAAATGTCTCAGGGTTATGCCACTATGCCAGAGGGTATGCCACGATGAGCTTACTTAAGAAAGCCCTTAAGACTCCGCCACAGCCCCATACTCCCACAGTTAAGGCAGACCAACCTGATATGCCCGTGGAAACACGTGAGTCAAAGCCTGTATCAGATAAAGAAATTCGATTGGCTGTATGTGTACCCTGTAAGGAAATGATGCACTCAGTGTTCAGTCACAACCTGCACAGTCTCTTGAACTATAATTGGAACAAGGGTATCGACACCAAGGTATTCTACAATATGGGTACTTTACTACAAAATCAGCGTGAAAGTCTGGTCAGTGCTGCTCGTAGTTGGGCAGCTACTCATATCCTATGGCTAGACTCGGACATGAGCTTTCCGTTCTATGCAGCATATAAACTGTTAGATCACGATCAACCTATTGTGGCGGGTAACTATGTTACTCGACAGATGCCTTACAAAACTGTGGCCTATACTGAAATTGGCGGAAACTGGGACCAGTTCCTCAAACACAACAAAGATACTCCTATTAACAAAGAATTAATAGAAGTAGCAGCAATGGGTATGGGCTGTATGCTGACTGATATCACAGTATTTGACAAATTGCAGCATCCTTACTTTCCTGTAACGTGGGCCCCGGAGTCGCAAGATTATCTAGGTGAGGACATCAATTTCTGTACTGCTGCTCGCGAAGCAGGCTATAAAATTCAAGTAGATGATATTCTAAGTCGCCAGCTAACACATATTGGTGCATTTGCGTTTGGACACGACCTAGTACAAAATTAAATTATAAATAACAAGTTACATTTAATTTAGGAATTTATCTATGGCCGGCTCAGGAGTCTTTCCAAAAACAGCTACCCTTGACATTATATATCAAGGTGACTATAACACTATTCAATCTACCATTGCTGGAGTGTTGAGTACTTACTACGGGAAGACTATGTTGAGTAGTCAACTATCACTTCTTCCTGTGATTGCTGCATCGCAGTGGGACCTATTGCGTCAAGATATCAACAAGTGTTACAAACATATTACCAACGCCGACAGTACTATTCTTGATGTTGATCCTCAAGACATTATCCTTGCAGGTGATGCCAATGCTTATAAGGTGGCTGCTGATTATTGCGAAACCAACAAGGCCACAGCAAATGCGGCACAGTTAACATTTAATGTTGACTCGGACTCGATAACTGTAGCATGGAACGGTACACGCACATACAAAATGACTTACACCTGGACCAGTTCCGATGTGGCTAATCATTGGTTCAATTTAGGCGGATATTTTGTTATTGATCTTAGCGGATCTAACGCTGTTAGTAGTAAAGATATTGATTGGCGTGACAATATTTTAAATGCAATTCCTACACAGACATACACTAGAGCAAATTGGGTCACTCCTACTAACATTGATGTATACGAGTACGGAAATAATGCAGTCTATTCAGAAAACTATGCAAGAATTGTATGCACCAAAGTCTCCGACACACAATTAGATATTTCTGTTATTATTAGTGATGTTGACAGCGGTGACCAACAAAATGCTAGTCCAACTCCGGGACTGCCTGTAGACGAAAACGTCGATACTGATGTATATGCTAGTATCACTAGATATAGCAGTTTTGATGCTATTGTTTCACCAAGTATAGTTGCTACTCCGGTTACGGCATTCGAAAGCACAACTCCTGTTGTCGTTGATTTATTAATTGTGGGCGGTGGCGGTGCAGGCGGTACAGGATGGCCCGACCCAATTGGTGGCGGTGGCGGCGGCGGTGGCGGTGGTGGCGTTAGCTCGTTTTCTACAACACTGCAAGCTGGACTTTCATATCCGGTTGTGGTAGGTGCAGGCGGTATAGGCGTCCCTTATCCTACACCGGGACAGGGGGGCAGCGGTGGGAACTCGTCAATTGCAGGTTTTGTTAGTTTTGGCGGCACTGGCGGGTTTACACAAGGCGGCGGATATAGTGCTATTGGTGGTAACGCTGGTATTTACACAACAGATGGATGGGTAACAGGACAGGTTGGCGGTACTGGCGGTTCATATAACCAACCAGGTGGTTATCCAGGTGGTGGCGGCGGCGGATCGGATGATATTCCTGGCGGCAGTGGTGCTGGTGCCAATGGCCGTGCCTGGCCCGTTACTACAGTAGTCTACGGCGGTGGTGGCGGTGGAGGTGCTGATTACTCCACTAATCAACCAGGCGGCTTAGGCGGTGGCGGTGCAGGTGGATCTAATGTAGCCGGTGTTGCAGGAACTCCTAACACCGGTGGCGGTGGCGGAGGTGGTGGGTCAAGCAGCGGTTCTACCTATAGTGGTGACGGAGGTAGCGGTGTTGTCGTTGTTTCTTACTCAAGCGGAAGCCCGTTGTTTAGTGGCGGCACAGTAACTACCTCTGGCGGCAGATATTACCATACATTTACCACTAACGGAACACTCAGCTAATTCAAGATCAGTTACACCTGGCTAATTTTTAAGATAATTAGCTGTATGGAAACACTTGATCAACAATTAGAAGCGGCACTGAGTTTTGCCCAATACCAAACAACTCTCAATCAACAACGTCGACTGTTAAAAGAACAGTTTGAAACAGACACTGTTGTGGCTCACAATGGCGGCCTGTTTAAAGTCACACAAGAATGGCTAGGGGGTTTTGATACAACATCAATCTGGGTATTAGACATGAACGGTAATCCTGTGGTAGTAGCCGACCCTGAAAATCTTTATCAATTAGCAGCAGCTGCCTACAAAGAAGCATTGGCCAAGTATGGTGATGCATATCAGCAACTACGTCGCCAACGCAGTGTCAAAACCCTAACTGATCTATGAGCAAAGGTGTATTACTTTTTGCACACAATAATGAGCAAGTAGATTACGGGCTCATGGCCTATTGGTGTGCTACTAGAATAGCTAAACATTTAGCCGTTGATGTAACATTAGTTACAGACTCAGCTACTACAAATAGTCTTGATAGCACCAATCCAACCTGGCGTTCAGTATTTGATAAAGTTATATTACAAGACAGCCAGTCTACACAGACTAAGAGATACGGCGATGCTTCTAATCAACTGACTTTCCATAACTTAGATCGTATAGATGCCTATGCACTTACACCTTACGATGAAACCATAGTCATGGATACAGATATTGTGATTCAAACATCGGCATTGTCTAAGTTATGGGGATCTGAGCATGACTTTGTAGTATGCGACCGCAGTAGTGATCTTTATGGCCAAACTCCGGAAGAATTTAAATGGATAAGCGATCGCAGCATTAAATTCTATTGGGCTACAGTTTTCTATTTCAAAAAAACTGAATCTACTGAGATATTTTTTAATACCTGCAAGTGGTGCAAGTCAAATTACAGTTGGCTCAGTTATGTTTATGAACTTCCATCCAGGCCAATCCGAAATGACTTTATTTGGAGTATTGCACTGCATACTTTAAATCATTCAGCTAATACAATACCTTACAATCTATTACACAGTAATTTTGAAGATAGATTGTTAGATATGTCAGCTGACGCTGTTAAATTTTTAACACCTTCGGGATTATGCAAGGTTACTACAGACGTACATGTGTTCAATAAGTTTGATCTATTGGAACAAATTAATAAGGAACTAGTATGACTAAAGGTTATCTAGTTATGGCACAAGGCGAACAATATGCCAGACAGGCAGAAGCACTAGCCCGCAGTATATCTTCTACTCAGTCCTGTGTTAGTCGACTAAGTGTAATTACAGATCAAGAAGTTGATCATAGTTTATTTGATCAAGTAATCAGACTACCGGTAGATCTTGCATCTACCTCTAAGTGGAAAATTGAAAACCGTGTTCAGTTCTATGATCTTACACCTTATAACGAAACAGTTATATTAGATAGCGATATGTTATTCTTATCGGATGTCAGTCATTGGTGGGCACATTTAGAAAAATATGAATTATTATTAACTGACAAAGTGAAAACATATAGAGGAGAATGGATAGGAACAAATAATCCGTATCGATATGCCTTTACAACTCATAAGCTGCCTAATGTATATTCTGCGTTTACATATTTTAAAAAGACTCAGTTAACTGCTGAGTTCTTTGCATTAGTAAAACAGATTGTGCTAAATTGGGACACATGGGTCTATAGATATACTCCAGATTATATACAGAAATCTCCGTCCATTGATCTTGCAATGGCCATTGCTGTTGATATCATGGGGATAAACGCAGAAGTTACTAGTAAAGAACAATTTCCAACATTTACTCATATGAAAGGAAAAATACAAGGATGGAGAAGCGGAGTTGATGAGTGGACAGCGGTTGTTAATTCTCACTGGTCAGCAGATGGACTGCGATTAAACTCGCACCTTCAGACTGGAATATTGCATTATGTTAAAAAGGATTTTGTATGATTGTATACTATAATCCAGAGAATGGTAATCTACTAGGCATGTCCTATAAGATTGATCCTGCAAAAGATCAATACTACTTTGAAACAAATGATCCTATTGCAGAAAAGATATTTCTAGGACAAGAAAAAATAATCAAGTATTATGCTGTGGTTCGATCTGGTCCTATTCGAGAAGGTTTTTTAAAACTAAAGCACTCTAATAACTCTGATATTAATAATATTAAGAATCGACTAATTGAAATTAAACAAATTGATTCTGCAGAGTTAACTGTTCAACAGGACATTGCAAATAAAACTATAACTGTTAGTATTCAGCCCTCTACTCTTGTATGGTGGGAGTTAGATCAGTTTTATTCTAAAAAAGAATGTATAATAGTTGCGTGTGCATCAAATAATCCTTATGTACCTTATTGGTCTAGATCTTTTACCTATGTAGATTTACAGCATGAAGTTGTTATACCTTATACATGCACCGATGCTATAACATTTTACACTACTAAATTATTTGATTCATATAAACATGAAGTTAAACCTATCTGAAATAGACTGCATCTTTCTAAGCTATGACGAACCTAATGCTGATAAAAATTGGGCAGACTTATTAAACAAAGCACCTTGGGCAAAGCGTGTTCACGGTGTCAAAGGCAGTGATGCCGCACACAAAGCCTGTGCTAACCTTAGCGAAACTGAACACTTTGTCACAGTTGATGCAGACAATATTGTTGATGCAGAATTCTTTAACTTAACAATAGATACTGATAAACTACCCAAGCAAGATCAGACACAGCTCAGTTGGGCAGGCCGTAATACTATCAACGGATTGGTATACGGTAACGGTGGATTGAAATGCTGGACTAAAACATTTGTCTTGAATATGCGTACACATGAGGATGCAGACTCAAACACTAATCAAGTAGACTTCTGCTGGCAAGACAATTATGTACAAATGGCTGACTGTTATTCCACAGTACATAATAATGCCAGCACATTGCAGGCATGGAGAGCAGGCTTCCGTGAAGGAGTTAAGATGACACTCAATCGAGGACTACGACAAGAACTATTACATCCAAAACGTCAACTAGGCGATCGAAACTATCGTAGATTGATAATGTGGTGCTCAGTAGGGCAAGATGTAGCAAATGGACTTTGGGCAATACATGGTGCCAGACTAGGATGTTACATGACCAACTGTACTGATTGGAACTATGTACAGGTTAGAGATTTTGAATATCTAACAGAGTATTTTAATAACAATATTGCTAACATGGCCGAAGACATGCTACAATCTAGTAGTGTCAGTCTCGGCAACGATCTAAGATCTAAATTGAATTTACCAGTTGCGGATCTAGACGCTACGCAGAGCAAGTTCTTTAAAGAAGTTTGGATCAATCCTCCTAGAACAAACACTGCACTTACTGAACGAGAAGTCACCTGGGATTTATGATTATAATAGACAAAGATAAAGTACAGTCAGTTACATGGAAGGATAATCCTGCCACGTATGATCAACGACTGCATCAACTAGGTCAGGGCTTTGATGAATTTATTATTGTTAATCCTATATTTGATGATTGGATACTAGACTATATCAATACTGACTTATCAGCAGATCATTGTATAATGTGGGTTAAGAAGGACAAATGGATTGCTAAAAAATTTAAAGGAACCTGGACTCCTGCTGACGGCTGGCAGGTAATTGAGTGCGACTTTAAAGTCGCAAAGGTAAATGAGTTCGATCTAGTAGAAGAGTTTAATCCTGACATCCCCGCCAACTTGTTCAAACCAATCACTCAATCAATTGAGCCAGAGGATTACAATTTAGAGCATGTGTGGTATCTAGATCCTAAGTACTTTGCTGGAGACAAAATTTGGGTTAAGAAGATACGTGCATGTGAACACCCTTTAGATATTAAAGACATGGGATATGTTACTCCTGAAATTGTCGATGAACTAGACGTTATCTTTATCAGTTACGATGAACCTAACGCAGACAGCAATTGGAATAAGGTATTAAGTCGAGTACCATTTGCCCAACGAGTACACGGAGTTAAAGGAATATTTGAAGCACACAAAGCAGCAGCCAAATTAGCACAGACAGATATGTTTTGGGTAGTAGATGGTGATGCAACATTATTAGATGATTGGTCCTTTGATTACCAGCCAAATATATTCAATAGGAATTGCATACATGTCTGGCCTAGCCGCAACGCAGTTAATGGTTTAGAATACGGATATGGTGGCGTAAAATTATTCCCTAGACAACTATTACTAGATGCACAGACTTGGAATGTTGATCTAACCACTGGACTAGGTACTAAGTTAAAAGTAATGAAACAGGTTAGTAACGTTACTGCATTTAATACAGATCCTTTTAGCACATGGCGTAGTGCGTTTAGGGAATGTGCTAAACTAGCTGCCGGAACTATTAAGAATCAGATAGACGACGAGACTACCTATCGATTAGATATTTGGTGCAACACAGCATTAGGGGATTTTAGTCAATATGCTGTTCTCGGAGCGGTTGCTGGAAAACAATACGGGGAAGAGAATAAATCAAACTCTTCTGCACTAAGATTAATAAATGACCGTGTATGGTTAAAAGAGAAATTTAATGAACAAATTTGAAAAAGATATAGAACAGATAATGCCTACCTTCTGTGCCATACCATTCGTTAGTATGGTGGTTAATACAGACGCAACTGTGCAACCTTGTTGTATGATGCAACGCAATACACACAGGCTAAAAGATGTTAACGGAAAAGTTCTCACAATAAATGAAAAATTATCTGATTCTTGGAATTCTAATGAAATGAAATTCATCAGAACAGAAATGGTATCAGGTAATAAACTAGTAGGATGTAAAGTTTGTTACTTGCAAGAAAGTAGTGGACGGACCAGCAATCGACAATATGCTAATTCTGAATGGAGTAATAAATTAGGCAGCAAGCATATGTTTGACCTAATTGACAAAGCAGTGTTGAACGGTGGCGAACTTGATTATAGTCTTGCTTATCTAGATTTGCGATTAGGAAACTTATGTAATTTAAAATGCAGAATGTGTAGCCCTTTTAATAGCAGTCAAATTGCAAAAGAGCACATGGAATTAGAAAAGAAAGACGAAGCTTATAAAGTAGTTTGGGCAAAGACATTTGGTAGATTTGACAGCAGAATTAATGATGTTCAATCGTGGTTTGAAAGAGACTTTTTATGGGATCAAATCATTGACCTAATTCCTTCCTTAAAGAAAGTATATATGACAGGCGGAGAACCTACGCTAATTCAAAATAACTTTAAGTTCATGAATGAATGTATACGTAAAGGCCGTAGAGATATTGTACTGTTTTTTAACACTAACTGCACTAACGTAAACAAGAAGTTTACCAGTTTAATTGGGCAGTTTGGCAGAGTTAATATCAATGCCAGTGTTGATGGTGTGGGTGCAGTTAACGATTACATTAGGAGTCCTAGTCATTGGGAACAGATAAGTGCAAACGTAGAAACTTTGGCACAGATGCCTAATGTACATTTGGGATTAACACCTACAGTTCAGGTATATAATGTGTTTAATCTTGTTGACACACTAAAATGGGTTGATACACTCAACACCAAATACAGGAAAAATATATTTGTTGACTTTTTAATTAATGTGCATCCTTCACATTTGTCTGTAACAATATTGCCAGATGAAATTAGAAATAAAGTAGCTAATGATCTAATAGAATACAAAAATACACATTTGACCAGTAGCAGTCCAGAGCTAACTGTTAACAGTGTAAACGGTATTATTGGCTTATTGCAAAAGCCTAGGGCAGCAGATTGGCAAGAACAATTAGCACGATTCAAAATTTATACGCACTCGCTAGATGTTGAAAGAAGTCAAAGTCTTAGATCTATCAGTGCAGAATTAGCGGATTTAATAAATGAAGAGTAAAACATTCTGTATCTTACCGTGGACACATATTGCTACCTACACAGATGGTAGTGCATTATTGTGCTGTGTATCCGGAAGTGAACATAACCTAAACCTAAACAACATGTCTTTGCAAGAAGTTTGGAATAGTGATCACTTTAAATCAGCAAGAAAAAATATGCTACAAGGCCTACCTGTTAAAAACTGTTCTGCCTGTTATAAAGAAGAACAGGTAGGCATACACAGTCATAGGCAGATTGAAAATCATATATGGAAAGGTAAGTTAGGCGAAGACTATATTGATGAACTAGTTGCCAGTACTAATGAAGACGGGTCACTAGATACTGATTGGATCACTTTAGATCTAAGACTAGGTAATACCTGTAACCTGCAATGTGTGATGTGTCGACCTATTGATTCTAGTAAATGGGTCAAACATGCAACTATTTTAAAACAAGAACTTAAGACAGAAGCCAAGTGGGATTGGAAACATAAAGTTGACAACTACTCTACAAACAACTTTGAATGGTATAAAGACGATAAGTTCTTAGAAGACTTTTATAATTCTGCAACAGATATCAAACATATTATATTTGGCGGCGGAGAACCTTTATACATTAAAGAGCACAAGGAGATACTGACTAAGTTAGTAGAATCTGGTGCAAGCAAGAATATTGACCTACGATATCATACCAATGGTACAATCTACGATAAAGAAGTTGTTGAACTATGGACTAAGTTTAAGTATGTTGACGTTATGATCAGTATCGACGGCGGCAAGGAGATTAACGATTATATTAGATACCCTGCCGACTGGGATACCATTGAACGTAACCTACATTTGTACGACACTACTCCTGCTAATATTGATATTAAAATACTATGCACAGTGCAGGCCTTAAACATTTACTATCTGCCTGAGTTTGCAGATTGGTTGCTGATGCAGAACTATAAAAAGATCAGTAAGCCTAGACTGGATGGCATCTTTCATACCGGCACTCTACATTATCCTCAATACCTCTGCACTAAAGTATTACCCAAACACACAAAGGACAAAGTTGCCGAAAAGATATATCGCTATGCAGAACAGCATACAGATAATCCCGCTATTCAACGACTAAAGAAAATGATAGACTTTATGAATAGTGAAGACTGGAGCAGTAAGTTAGATCAAACTGTTGAATACATTGATAAGTTAGATACTTTACGTTCTACCAACAGCGAGTTTTTCAAGAAGTTACTATGAAAGATACATTTTTAGAAGTTAAGATCAAAGATAAGTTTGATCAATATCATTATATAACATACAAAGTTCAGAAATCACACCTCGCTGCTCGATGGGTAGGCTTGACTAAATTAAATCTAAAAAATCCTAGACATGCATTTACCAGTTCATTCAATAATAGGACAGCATTAGATGTTCCTGAAATAACCCAACAGATTAATCATATTGTTTTAAAGATAAATCAACTTTATGATAAGGTACTGCCTACTTACGAAGTAATTGATAATCCCAAGTTAAACTATCTTCACGAAGAATTTGAAATATTTGGAGAACGATATGACGAGCTAAAGTTGTCTAATAAGTTTAGCTATGAACTTGAGGATCGTTTCTTTGCGTTAAATGAACATATTCACATGTGTGAAGATGCTATGGTTACTGAACCCGGTACATGGGGAGGTTTTGGTATTTTATATGATATACAACCTCTTGGCCTACACCTTTCTATAATGGAAATGGATAAGTTATTACTTGAAACTGGATTTTCTTGGGGACGATTATATTTAGGTTATAATACATTAGGTAAAGATTGGCTAGCTGTGGCTAAGGACAATGATGTAGAAGTAATTGTAAGAGATATGGTCAAGCCCCAGAAACGATTTGCCGCCGAAACCTGGCTAAACTTTAATATCGACCAAGAAGAGCAGAATAGAGTATCTTCGTTTATTAATTGGTGTAATGCACTGCCATTTGATATACGAAAGAAAGTACCTTTCAACAACTTAAATCAATTAACACTAGGACGATTTCCTATAGGTGATATTGTTATTAACGATACATTTTTAAAGATTGATCCTAATCCTGATCACTGGAAAACTTATAGACACGACTGTAAACTACAATGGAATCATAAAGTACTAACTACATTTAGATCTGTTGAAGATATTAGAATATATGAACAAGACAATTGAAACATTTTTGTTAGAGCACGAGCACAAGGTATGGATGCCAACCGAGTTTCCAAATAATTTATGGAACAGTGATTGGCCGTGGGCACCTGTATCGGTATCGGTAGATCAAACAAAGATTGCTAACGAGTTAACTAAGATAGAACATTTTTTTGTTCCGCATAGAGATAAAGATAAGATTAATAGTTACGGACATGAAGGTTGGGCTGCATTAACTTTACACGGGTTAGACTACGACAAGACTGAAAACTACGACAGATATGGACACACAGATGAAAGCAAATATAGATGGACAGAAGTTTGTGACTACTGCCCTTATATTGTTAATCTAATAAGAACACTACCGTTTTCTAGTTACGGTCGAGTTAGAATAATGAGGCTATCCGCAGGCGGATACATTATGCCACACGTAGACGGCCCTGGCAGAATATTTGGCCCTTTAAATTTTGCATTAACACAACCAGAAGGTTGTCGCTTTGTGTTTAAGGATATAGGAACAGTTCCATTTAAAGTTGGAAGAGGATTTATGTTAGATATAGGCAGAGAACATATAGTGGTTAATGATTCTAATGAAGACCGATATCATATTATTATTCATGGCAAGCCTACACTTGCTATAACTAACTTAATAAAAGAATCTATTAAACAGTTATGAATATAGTACAAGGAAGATTTGAAAATGATATAGACCTTGCGGTGTGTATATTTCCGTCTGACATGTTAAAACACGATCAGTTAAAAGATACTATGACTGATTATACAACATTTTATGCACATCGATTAGAACAGATAAGTTCTAGATTAGATATTGTATATGCAGACAGCATTGACCAGGGATTAGAAAATTACAGTCAATATAAGCACATACTGTTTATGGCAGCAGGAGTTAGGATATATGATGCAGGCATTATCTTAGAGATAGTTGAAGAAATTGAAAAACATCCTAACTATCTAGCCGCAGCACATATCTTAGAATGGAAAGACAATTGGTATGAATTACACCATCAGTTTGTATTAGTTAATACAGATAGCTGGAATAAGATAGGCAAGCCTAAGTTTGGTAACTGGAATTCCGTCACAGAAGAATTAGTAGTAGTTGAGCGTAGCATAGAAAACTTCCACGACGATTATACACCTTTGTGGATTAAAGATACTGGTCGTCGAGAATTGCAACACCACAATAAGCAAGGATGGAATTTTATTGATAAAGGTCTACGTGCAGGTTTAGAAATCATTAACTGGAATCAAAGTATTAGAAATAAACGTACCTATTACTATCCGGAAACTAATAGTGCATTATTCTTTAAATCATATAAGACTGCAACATTAGATCCCGGTGTTACTAACTTTAATCAGAAAAGATTAATCAGTGAAATGTCTGCTGGTGTTAGTAATCAAATATGGGCAATTAACAGCGAGCATATGTACATTCGTAATGGTGGCAAAACTTACGATATTGTGGCATTACCGGCTAGCGGGTTTAAGTATCTTGATATTTTTAAATCAAAGGCATTGTCGTCTTCTGGCGAGATAATCATTTACGATTACAATCAATTATCTCTCAATTGGATCTATCATATATACAGTTCTAGTTCGATGGACATTAAGGAATTAGTTACTACCTTCCCACATCGAAAACATCTTAAATGGTTTGGATACAATAACACAAATATAATTGTTAATGGAGAATTAGCAGACGGGTTCGTTGAAAGTTTTAAAGTAACTAAAGATTATTTTAATGGTAAGTTTGAGCAATACCTAACGCAGTTTAGAAATAGTCCTGTTAGATTTATCAAGACTGATCTAATATACAATTACCTTAATCTATTAAATGAAATAGGTGATAGCCATTGCCTATTTCATATTTCTAATATCTATGCAACAGACTTTTTGGTCAGTGCAATAGGTCTTAAACAAGCAGATAGGTTATTTGATCGCTTTGCTGCAATCCTGCATCCTAATACAAAGATAATAGGTCATACACCCAAAGGAAAGTTTCTAACATGAATATAGACAAGGACGCATTTAGTAGCGGCCAGATTGGCAGTAAGATTTGGTTATGTGAAGAATTAGAAAAGACTGGTTGGTTATCTGATTTTACTTACATATACGGAGGCTGGCATGGCGTCACCGCATTTTTATTACTGAGCCGAGGTAAGTTTCAAGTCAATAGGATACGCAGTATTGACATTGACCCTGCCGCCGAGCCTATTGCCGATATGATTAATGAAAACTGGGTATGGCAGGAGTGGAAGTTTAAGGCATTCACAAATGATTGCAATAACTTTGATCCTGTTTACGGAGATCTAATAATCAATACCAGTACAGAACATTTTGATAACATGGATTGGTTTAATAGAATTCCTAAAGGCACTCGAGTTGTATTGCAGGGCAATAACATGCCGCACGACGATCATGTCATACACTCAGAAACTTTAGCAGACTTTATTGAACAGTATCCATTGAGTGAGTGTGTGTTTGCAGGAGAAAAAGAATTTGTATATCCTAACTGGAAGTTTACTCGCTATATGATTATAGGAATTAAATAAATTATGTTTATTAAAAAACTTGAAATAACCGCCAACGGTGATCTAATTCGTGCAGGATTGGATACTGTGTTAACAATGACTCAGTGGGGTAGCGAAAATCAGATTGGGTTAACTTATCGTAAAAATGCTCAAAATCTCTGGAAAGACTGTGTGGGCAGTTTGTATGACAGAGAAACAGGACTTGATGTCGCAAACGAGCAAGATTTTACAGAATTAAACCCTGATATGCCTGATTATGTAAAGTCTAAATTACATGAACTTGCAATACTTGAAAATATACAATTGGGCAGGATTAGATTTATGCGTCTTATGCCCAAGACTGGACTGTCAGTACATGCTGATTCATCAGTTAGATATCATTTTGTTCTAAAAACTAACCCACATGCATATATTGCACACACTTTTCAAGCAGGTGCATTGTGCTTTCATATTCCTGCAGATGATACCTTTTATAAAGTTGATACTACCAAGCATCATTTTGTATACAACGGTGGCCACGAGCCTAGGATTCACCTAGTAGTTTGTCCTATTTAATTGCGATAAATACAAGTATGAATATCTACGCAGTTATTAAAAAATACACTTTATCTGAATTTGCAGATGACACCTATTGGGGAAAATTTAATTTATTAACAGGACTACCATTATCCGATGAACAGTTTTTGAAATTAATGAACTTCTATTCTACAATGGATAGTTATAGGAATCGAATTATCAATATATTGTCATTTTCAGATGGACATGGATATAAATTCGTTGCAGACTCTAACTCGTCGACCGCATACTCTTATTATGCAGTAGCAGATCCTGCTGTTACTTCGTTAATTATAAAAAGCGGTGATGATTACAACAATTTTGTAACAGCAAGAGATATATTATTTGCAGAATTAGGTTGGGCGAGTTACGAAGAACGTATTGCTGTAGTTGAAACAACATTTGACAAAGAAAATAATCAGTTTATCGGTACATCGAACACCTACGAAAATATATCTCAATTATACCAATCATCTCCGTCATTAGAAACATTCTTAGGAAATTAATATGAGCAGTCCGATATACTTTATTTGTTCAACTCCGGGTAGTTCTGGAAATTTTCTAGTAAGAATTCTTAGAAATCTAGTTGAAGCGTCAACAGTGTTGACACCGCCTGCCTTCTTGCAAGAGCCTACTGACCCTATGACTAGAGATTTTTGGTTTGACAATGTAGATCCTGGACAAAATCAAGTTATGCATGTTCCGTACAGACCGGATTATACAAAATTAAAATCTAGATTTCCTGGTTGCAAAATAATAGTTTTAACACATTTGGTATCTGAATGCAATAATCTTTCGTTGAATCTTTGGGAAGATTTTTATACAACCGCTTACGAGTTTGGTGCAGAGCCCTTCTTTAGACAAACGCTAGAAACACATAGTCATCTGTTCTCAAGCACTACACTAACTCCTAACCAGCTAACAAAGAAAGAAGTTAACACGTTTATTAAGATAATTGCATATCAGAAATTACTCGACGGATTTCACAATTTAACAATTCCAACTGACCCGGACGTTATTGAAATAACACACAGAGATCTTTACTACAACCGAGCACAGGTAAAGAGTCAAATTGAAACCTTTACAGGTTTCACACTTAGACAAGCAGAAAGTGACATGTACGATCAAATGGCACAGTCACATATCGAAGGATTCTTCGCTAAAGCTTCTGTTTTGATAAATTAAAATGGTTTTACCATAAAATCTGTCAAAATCACCAGATCTTGACAGTGTTCTAGCCTTTGTGCTATAATTACTCTTACAACTTTAAAAAAGGAGGGCATACCAATGTCTAAACTACTAAACCTAGTAGCTACAACAGTAATAGGCCTGATGTTTTTATCAAGTAGCGTAGCGGCTGCAGACGATATCAGCACCAGCAAAGTGGATCAGAAAGAACTCATGTGCCTAGCACGTAACATCTTTTATGAATCCGGAGGTGAATCAGAAAAGGGCAAGATTGCCGTTGGAATGGTCACACTGAACAGAACCGAACATCCTGCGTTTCCCCGCACAGTATGTGACGTAGTAAAACAGAAAACAGTTTTTGAAAAACCCAGAGAGATTAAAACTATTCGAGAAGTTACAACTGGATGGGGTATCTGGAAAAAGACTGAGCAACATACCGAAGTGAAGACTGTAGTAGACAAGCGAGTTGTTTGCCAGTTTAGTTGGGTATGTGCGATTACTAAACGTATCAAAGATACTGATCAACGATGGGTTGAAAGCCTAGCGGTGGCACGTAGCCTACTTACAGGCGAGTACGAACACCACAGGCAAGAAATGGGCGACTGGCTCTACTTCCATTCAACTTACGTAAATCCAAGATGGCATAACCTAAAGAGAGAAGCTAAGGTCGGAGGACACATCTTCTATGTCGAGAAACGATAAATAAGTTGATGCGAGCATTTGAATTTATAACTGAGAAAACAGACCCTAAGGTGTGTCGTAGTCCTAAAAGACTAGGCAGGAGTGATCATAACTCTTGTGTTAGTCAAGGTCTACGTCCACACCAGTCTAAAGGGAAAGGCCACACTGATGGCCACGGAAACTATACCAAAGGCCGCAAAGCCAAGTCAGTGCATTACGGCGGGGCTGTAAAAGACTACGACGGTAAGTCTTGAGCAGTTTCTTTTCTAATAAGGTCGGCTAGCACAGCCACTGCATCTCCAACTTTAGTGAACTTTATTAGCTCCCTATCTTTAACTTCAATCTTGTAAGTATCTTCAATATTGATAACCATTTCAAAAATACTAAGACTATCAACTCCTAAGTCTTTTTCTAATTCGACATGATCTTCTAATCGTGATCGATCTATCAAGAATGACTTTGCCATAATGTCTTTGATTTGTTCTTCTAAATTTTCCATATTATATCCTAAATGATTCTCCGCAACCGCAACGATCTCGTTCGTTTGGGTTTCTAAATTCAAATCCTTCGTTCAATCCGTTGCGTACATAGTCTACAGTCATATTCTGCACATATGGCAGATGTTTTTGATCTACCAAAACTACAAAGTCTTTTTGTGCAAAGTTAATTACACCTACTTCGTGAATGTATTCGTCTACATATTCTAACACATAAGCTAGTCCAGAGCAACCGGTTGTTTTTGTGCCTATTCTAATACCCTGTCCTTTCCCTCGTTTTTTTAGTTGATCAAGAATTTTCTTGCTCGCCGCTTCTGTTAGTGTTATCATAATGGTACCATAAATAATCTACTATTTACAGCAAATATACATGTCATTTAATAAATCAATAGCAACCAAATTTGGTAATTGGGCAGTAGGTACAGAAAAATTCAACGACAAGATAGATGCTGCAATTTACGCTACAACATCAAAGAAAGATATTACATTTGAGTTTAATAACACTGTGTGGGATACATTTGACAGGTCGCATCTAGGAAAAATTAAACTAACAGATCTTTACAGACAACGAGCACAACAACTACGTGACAAATACGATTATTTGGTATTATATTATTCAGGCGGGGCAGATAGTTCTAATATACTAGATACATTTATTAAAAATAATATTAGATTAGATTGTGTTTACGTGCGTTGGCCATTTGATGTATTAAAAACTTCACTACATACCCCTAATAAGAAAGACAAGTCTGCATTCAATTTTAACAGTGAATGGGATTATGCAACCAAACCTAGATTAGAATGGTTAGCTAAAAATTATCCAGAAATTAAAATAGAACTTAAAGGTGTAGAGGGCTTAACTGACGCTGATAAATTCAACGACGATTCTTTTGTAGGAGTAAACAATAGATACAGCCCTGTAAACATATTACGCAAAGGCACTTATAGTGACTTTGAACGGAGTTGTATAGATAAGAATAAGTCTGTAGGGCAAATATCCGGTATTGATAAACCTATGTTAGCACAAAGCCCGCAAGGTGTTGTATCAATGAAGTTTGTTGACGACTTCTTGCATACATTAAATGTTACACCATTCAATCAGTTGGGGGTAGAATATTTTTATTGGAGTGCAGACTTACCAGAGCTAGCTTTTGAAATGGCCTACCAAGTATTTCAGTACTATAATCATAACCCGCGTGAACGATATCTAGTACCAGGTAGAGAATACTTAGCAATGTCAGCGGATATTAAACATGCCTGTAGAGAAAAGTTTTTTATGGACATTAAATCGGTGTGCTATCCTTATTGGGATAACGCAATATTCCAAACTGAAAAGCCTAGACATAGATTCGGAATTGACAAAGATTTTTGGTTCTTTAAATCTGATGAATTTCTTGACACTAGACAAGTATGGAACTACTATTATAAATCAAGATTAGATAGTATAGCTGACAAGTTTTGTGAGTTTGATCCGTTAGGCAATAAAACGGGAGTGGCACCTATATCAACTAAATCATTTACAATTGGACAATGGATAAAAGAATGAAACAAATTTTAAGTATATTTGCAGGATTGTTGTTAGCAACATCTGCATTGGCATTTCAACCTGCAAACACAGTCAAGGTTATTGTACCTTTTCCTCCCGGTGGCGGCGTTGATATCACCTTTAGAAAAATCGAAAGATACGCACAGCAACAAGGTATTAATATGATACCAGAATATCAGCCAGGTGCCGAAGGTGTTGTCGGAATGAACTCTGCAATGACAGCCCACAAGGACGGCAACACTCTAATAGTAACAACCACCGAAGTAGCAGCATCTAAAGATAGTACTGCCAAACGATTTAATTCTTTAACTGATTTTGAATATATTACAGGTATTCGTTCTAGTATATTTTATCTAGTATCAAATAACACTGATAAAAATGTGTTTGGATTTAACGCACCTACACAAAAAGAATTAATTCAGCAATATATTGAAGAACAAAAGATTAAAGACGCTTTACTTGTTCCGTATAAGAGCTCGGGTCAAATGACTACGGATCTTCTCAACGGTACTATTTCTAAGATTATAGTGCCTGGAATAATTATCAACCAACAAGTTGACGCAGGTAAAGTCTTACTAATAAAAAGAATACCCAACCCTGGAGAGTTTATAGTTATTACACCTAGTGGTATTCCCAGTGAAGCAAAAAGATATTGGGATAACTTTTTTAAAGGTTATTTGACTAGTGAACAGGCAAAGAAAGATGCAGAAGCTGATCTAACTATACTTAGAACATTTAACTCTGAAAGAGTTAAAAATATTGTAGCAAAACAACTATGAAATACATTGCACTCAAACACAAGACGATTAATCTAGGCGGAAAAGGCCAATTTGAAATTGACATAGGTGAGGACAGTGTTATTCTTGTTCCGGAAGAAGGTAGTAAGATTTACTTACACTGGAAAACGGACGCAGGCAAGTTAGCGGCCACCTACACAATGACCTTTCCAACCAAAGTTGAGGGCAAAGTCACAATGATCAATGCATTAGATAAACCCGCCTCAGTTCGGACAATTTGGTAAAATCAGTGTTGACAAGCTGACCAAATGGCTGTATAATTAAACTATTAAACAGCACAGAAAGCCGTTAATGGAAGCACTTAAAGAAGTTACAAATTGGGGTTCAAGCACTGCCTGCAACCACACGTATCTACTTGATGGCAATAATCTAGTTGCCTACATCAAATATGGCGACAAGGCACCTTTCTACTTTAAGAATCCGATTAAAGGATTTGACAAGCGTGGCCGCAAGTTTGAAGCAGTTAAACCCAATCCGTTTATTGTGAAGAAACAGTCCAATACAATTGCTGTGCAAGGCAGCAAAGGACAAACATATTATCTAGATCCGGAAGCAAAGACCTGCACCTGCTCCGGCTTTCAATTCCGTGCAAAATGTAAACATTTGGAGACAGTATGACTAACTGCGATGCAGTAATCCGCAGCTTGGAAGAACACCCAAGCCGCCTAAACAAAGAAGCTATCATTGAAGCTGAAAAAGACAATACAGAATTGCTTGAAGGCTTTCAACTTGCACTGAGTCCGTTTATCACATTCGGAGTTAAGAAGGTGCCTAGTCACAGCGGCCCAGATGGACAGGGATTGCCTTGGGTAGCTTTTAAAGAGCTGTGTGAACTGCTACGCACACGCCAACTTACTGGCGATGATGCACGTACTGCAATTGAACTTGCACTCAGTGCCAGCACAGGCAAGCAATGGAATGATTGGTATCGTCGCATTCTTATCAAGGATCTTCGTTGCGGAGTCAGTGAAAAGACTATCAACAAAGTTGTTAAGAATGCTGTGCCGTTGTTCGAGTGCATGTTGGCACACGATGGTGCTAATCACGAAAGCAAAGTCTCCGGCAAGAAATTGTTAGAGCCAAAGTTGGACGGTGTTCGGGTATTGACTATTGTGGACTGCGAAGCTCGTACAGTTGTTCAATACAGCCGCAACGGTAAAGAATTAGTTAACTTCCCTCATATCACAGAAGGGCTATTAGCACACATTGACGACTTTGATCGTAGCTTTGTATTGGATGGCGAAATCATCAGTACCAGCTTTCAAGCCCTAATGAAACAGGTACATCGTAAGAGCGATGCCGATGCCAGCGATGCTGTGTTGATGTTATTCGATATGCTGCCTCTTAGCGAATTCAAAGCAGGCAAGAGCACACTTGGACAGAAGCGTAGGACCGCCTTCTTGAAACAGTTCAAGGGTGTATTTGACAAAGTCAGCAACATTGGACTCGTTCCGCAAGTTGAAGTAGATTTGGACTCTACTGTAGGACAAATGCAATTTATTGAGTTTAACAAAGATGCTATTGCCAACGGCTACGAAGGCATTATGATCAAAGACCTTGATGCCAAATACGTATGCAAACGTCATGTGGCCTGGCTCAAGCAAAAACCATTTATTGAAGTATCCTTGGAGGTTACAAATGTTGAAGAAGGTACTGGCCGCAATGAAGGTCGATTGGGAGCGTTGGTCTGTTCCGGTATTGACGACGGAAAGACAATTGTCGTCAATGTTGGTAGTGGCTTTAGCGATAGTGATCGAATTGAGTTTTGGGCTGATCGTGATAGCGTCATTGGTCAAATTGTAGAAGTTCGAGCAGATGCTATTACACAAAATCAAGACGGCACATACAGTTTGAGATTCCCTCGCTTCCTGCGATTCCGTGGATTCAAAGCAGGAGAAAAGATTTGACCTTGCCAGACGAGCGTTATCGTGCAGTAGTAAAGACTCAGGAGTTTTTAGTGGAGATTCTTAATACTCCTCGAGTCCCAAAGGCAATTAAAGAGCAAGCCCGTTGGTGTCTAAGACATTACCCTAGTGCATGGGATATGAAAGTGGCGGCCGAAAATTGCCCCAGTGTATTTCAAGAACGGATGGAGCCATTGTACCGTATGGTTAAACAGTACGATCAAGATAAGGAAAATACAGATGATTAAAGATGGAAGTAAGTGGGGTGACGGTATCGACAAAGTGTTCATTGTGCTTCACAGTATAGAACAAAACGGACACACATGGGTTCATTATCGTTCTGAAAAAGTTGACGCAATAACAGGCACTCCGAAAGAATATAGCTGTTACCAAGAAAGTTTTCTAAGCCGTTTTAGGCCTTTACCAGAATGACCTATCACTCGTATAAACATGATGTTAAAACAATTAGGCCCGGAGATCCTTTGTGGCATATAAAATCCAAATTAGTTATTACGCCCAGAGCTGGATTCGAAATATCCGAGAAGTGCCCAGCAGAGTACAGAGCTATTTTGAACACCTGCATGTCAAACGGCTGGTTAAAGCCGGTCGCGTACTTGAGAGGGTCAGAAGCAACGATGGAGTACCTAAAATGATAGAAAAAGCGGCAATCAAAGATTTGTTCTATGGTGGTGTTGTGGAGATTATGAATAATCGAAATTACTACTACAAGAGCAGTGTTGGATCCGAATACAATCATCTTACTGAAGCTGGAATAAAGGTAATGTCAGACTATATGAATGTCATGGCTGGCATGATAGCCGATGCCGAAGAAGCCAGCTTAAATAAGCGAGCTAAAGATCTAGTGATCAGCGGCCTAAAAGGAGAGAAAGTTTAATCGTGGCAAAAGAAGACCAAATTAGCATGATGGGCAAAGTAGAAGAAGTTCTGCCTAATGCTATGTTCAGAATTAAGTTAGAAAACGACCATACGGTCCTTGGACACATCTCAGGCAAGATGCGTCAACACAAAATCCAAATCCTACTTGGTGACACAGTTAGAGTTGAAATGAGCCCATATGATCTAACTCGTGCTCGCATCGCATATCGAGAGCGATAATGCACTCTTAAAACAAAGACAATAAAAAAGGCCCCGGAGGGCCTTTTTATTCTTGTATACCTAAGTATATTTTCCAGTCGTCGTGTTTAACGTCGAATGGCATTTTCCTACGGCGGTCAACTAGTTCCCAGTAGGTAGGCTTGTGAGGCTTGTGCTTTGGCACAATCTTCTTGTTATTACCTTTGTTAGCATTGCAAGTACCACAGGCACAGACAGTATTTTCAAAAGTAGTTTTACCACCGTGTGACGTTGGCAACACGTGATCCAGAGTAGCTGTTCGCTTGTTTACTTCTGAACCGCAGTATTGGCAAGAATACCCGTCACGCAAGAACACATTCTGCTTAGAAAAGCGGATAGTGCTCTTAGGCTTCATATATTCAGTCAGCATCAGTACCGAGGGAACATTGGTTTCCCAGTTTGCAGAGTGGACAACCCAATTGTCGTACCAACTCAATACAACGGCTTTTTCCAAAACCATATATCGAATCGCATCTTGCCAGTTGATAATGCTAACTGGCAAGAGACAAACTGGTTGTGCGTCAGAGTTTAAAAGTAATACATCGCTCATAATGAGTATTTATAGTGGTTTACATAGCATATATTATAACATTGAATGGTAAAAAATGCAACCTATATCTTGCTGACATTTACGTCACTGTCTGCTGACAATTTCCAGATTTGCCTACGCTCCACACCTCTCTTTTGTGCAAACTGTTTTGGATTGCAGTTTGAACAGACATGGTAGTAGTCATTGCTAGTTCTCTTCCTGCTCATTTTACCTTGATCTCTTTCAAACAAGGACTCGCAGCTATCACATTGGATTACCAATATTGTTTTTGTTCTAGTATATGCATGTGACTTATTATGCTTGCTGGGCCTTGTGTATTCTGTAGAAATTTTTTTAGTTTGTATCAGCATTGAATATTTACATTTGGATTATAAAAATCCAAACTAAATACCAGTATAACTAGCTAAGACGCTAACTTGGACAAAAAATGAGCAATATATTCAATTCATTCGGTGCTGTATCCACATTAACTGATGCAACAGTGTTTCCCGTAGTGCAAAACGGGCAAACAAAGAAAGCCACCGGTGCAGACCTAAAGAGTTTTATCGGATCTATCGGTGCAAGTGGTGCTGGTGGAGTCGGTGCAACAGGACCTGCAGGAGTTGACGGTGCAACAGGTGCTACCGGCCCTGCGGGCACAAATGGATCTACGGGTGCAGCAGGAGTTGACGGTGCAACAGGTGCCTCGGGCACAAATGGATCTACGGGTGCAACAGGTGCTCAAGGTGCTACTGGTCCAGCAGGCCCAACAAATACAGCAACCACTGCTACTTTAGGTGGGATTATTGTTGGACATAACCTTGCTGTAACTACAGCAGGGACGCTAAGTGCAATTACCAGTGTAATCAGTGATGTGGCTCCTGCTAATCCAGTATCCGGCGATCAGTGGTGGGACAGTGAATTAGGTCGTAGCTTTACTTACTTTAATGGACTTTGGATTGAAACTAGCCCTAACGTGGGTGCAATAGGTCCTGCAGGTGCTACTGGTGCAGGTGCAACCGGTGCAACCGGTTCTGTTGGTCCAAATGGTAGCACAGGTGCTACTGGATTATTGGGTACAACAGGTTCTACAGGCCCTGTAGGTGCTACAGGCATTCAAGGTGCTACAGGATTAAGTGGTGCTACCGGACAATTGGGTACAACAGGTGCAACTGGTCCTACAGGTTCTACGGGCATTCAAGGTTCTACGGGCATTCAAGGTGCGACAGGGTTAGGAGGTGCAACTGGTGCAACTGGTTATCAAGGAACAACAGGAGCAACTGGACCACAGGGTATTAGTCTAGTATTAGTTGGTAGCACAGATACTGTTACAACATCTACAGTTGGTATAGGTCAAGTAGGTCAGGGATGGATCAACACCACAGACGGTGATGTTTATTTCTGGAATACATTAACTACACTTTGGGAAAACATTGGACCTATTGTTGGTCCACAAGGCGGCCCTGGTCCTAATGGTGCTACCGGTAATGATGGTGCTACAGGTGCTACTGGCCCTGCTGGTGATATTGGTGCAACTGGATTAGATGGTGCTACTGGTTTAGCTGGTAATGATGGTGCTACAGGTGCTACTGGTCCTCAAGGTCTTGTAGGTGCAACTGGATTAGATGGTGCTACTGGTTTAGCAGGTGATAATGGTGCTACAGGTGCTACTGGCCCTGCTGGTGATATTGGTGCAACTGGATTAGATGGTGCTACTGGTTTAGCGGGTGATAATGGAGCTACTGGTGCAACTGGTGTAGGAGCCACTGGTCCTGCTGGTGATATTGGTGCTACCGGAGCAACAGGTAGTGAAATTTACACTCCAGCCAATGTTCCGGACTGGATAGGAACACCTACTGTAGCCACATTCACACAAGGTCTAGATGAACTTGCTGGTAGAATGGTTGTTGTTGAATCACTGGACCTATTGAACTTACCAAGCAGTCTTATTCCTGATACAAACTTAGCATATGACTTAGGTAGTACATCAAGCCAATGGCGTAGTATCTATGTAGGCACAGGCACAATCTACATTGGTGGAGTAGCACTAGGTGTTAACCAAGACAACTTTGTCACAGTTGACGGCAACCCTATTATCACAATCAACACCGCAGGTAACCTAACCTTACAAGGTGATGTTAACATCGGTACTGTTACAATATCAGACACAGCACCTACAGCAACCACAGGCACACAATGGTTTGATACTGTTGAAGGGCGTACCTACGTTGCCACTAATGGAGTATGGTTAGACGCAAGTCCAACACAGATTCCAAGTCCAGAAACATACTTAGATGGCTTGGCCATTGACGGCACTGTTATCAGTACTGCCAATGTTGACAGCGATGCCATTGTCATAGATGGTGGCGATAATACCAAGTTATCTGTCAGCAACAACAGCGTGACGATACAAGTACCCGGTAGTGGAGTAATTCGCCCATACTGGGCAGCAGAATTTGGCGGTATAACCACTGCGGTCACTACTTCTAGTTATACCGTAGGCACCGGTGCTTTCTATGACAGCGTGGGCAATGTCTATGTGCTAGGTGGTGTACTATTTGGTGACGGCATAAATGATGTAGATAGTCTACTGTTAAAATACGATACCAATGGTAATTTATTATGGAGTAGAACATGGCATGACAACAGCGGCAATAATTGCGGTGCTGTCAATCAGGCCTTTGCCATAGACAGCAATGATCGAATCTATTGGCTTGCTACAGACGCCACCAACAATGGTTGCTGGTCCGGCTATATGGACACTGATGGAAATCTTGGACTGGGCGGAATAGCCCAAGGAAGTCTAGGTTTCGTGGATGGGTATGTTTCTGCTGTGGATATAGCCTGTGATAATTCTGGAAATTATTATCTAGCAGGTAGTTTCAATGATAACAATGGTAATAATAGTCCGGCAGTGATCAAAGTTGACGGAGACAGTGGAGTACCAGTCTGGACCGGCAATATCATACCTGAGGATTTTGAAGACCTTCCTACCGAAGGACAATATCGTGCGGTAACTGTCAACCCTGCCACTGGTGATGTTTGGGCCATAGGTGATTATTATGACGGCGGTTTACGTGCCATGTTATCCAAGTGGGACATCAATGGCATACACCAATGGACCAAAGAATTAGTCACTACCACAGGAGATCTAGCCGCTGCGGTGATATACAACGGTGGCTATGTTTATACCATAGTCAACGATGACCCTGATCAAAAGGC